ATAGCCACATGCCATTGAAGCGCGTGAAGTTGCGCGCGCGGTAGAAATTCGTATCCTCGGCGCCGCTGTTCAGTTGCGTCCAGAACTTCAGGCCCACGCCAACCGTCGCGGTCGCATCAAATACCAGCGTTTTCGTTGGTAGATGCACATACAGAAGCTCTGAATCTTCGAACGAGATCGCTTCGAGCGTCACTACTGCGACCTGATCGGCCGTCAGTTTGGCGATCTCGTAATCCACCGCGGCAGAACTGATCTTCGCCGGCGCGTTGCCGTTCAGCGTCCAGACACCGTTCGGCATGTTCCGGCCGCCGCCGATCCACGCGAGCGTCTGGTTGAAATAGCACATCGTCTGGCGCGAGACACAGCCAATGTCGATTGTGTATGACTGCTGAACAGTGAACGGGAAATTGTTACCGCCCGTGTTGGCCATCGTCTGCGTGGTGTTCTTGCCGAACACGTACAGCTGGTTGTTCAGCTTATACTGCGCCGTGATCCCGTCAGGATCGTACTCAGCGCTGCCAAAGAAGCCGGGAAAGAATGTCAAGTTGGTCAGCGAGCTCGACCACACATCAACGCCATCCGTGACCATCACATAGCCAGCAATGAACGTCGCGTCGATGATCGGCGTAATCCCGGCCGACTTGCTCATGTCGACCTGAATGAAGTTGCCAAGCGATGTCCACGTGAGATTGAACGTCGCGCCAGTACCGCCACCGCTAGACAGCACCTGAGGCACGGGATTGGTCGGGATGAACTTCGTCAGCACCTGTGGCGCGGCAAACACGCCGATACCGTTGATCACACCACTGGCGACGCTCGTTACCTTGAGCGTTACTTGTTCTCCAAGCGGGCCGATCGTGATCGTATCATTGACCGCGTAACCCGTTCCGCCGCTCACCACTGCTGCCGCCGTCACATGGCTGTAGCCAGTCGGGGCATAGTAATAGAGCAGATTGTCCGAGACGACGATCAGGTTATCGAAACCGTAATCAAGCCGGCACTTGAGGCCGTCATTCGCCACCGTGCCGATCTGCGTCCGCACGCCAGTTGTGTCGTACGAGTAGACCGACGAGCCCTGCACGCGGTACATCACGTTATTCCAGACGATCGAGCCGCGGTCCGACTCACCTACAGCCGATGATGCGGCCCACAACGACAGGCCGCCGTGATCGGTCGGCGTGCCGGGCTTCTGGTCCGTCGATATCTGCCGGAGCTTCAGATTGACAGCAAATTCCGCCTGGATGTTACCGTCGTCCGTCGTCACCGTCCCCGCCGTCATCAGCGGGATCGGAAACGGTTGGACATCGGCTAACGGAACACGGGCCAATTACTTCCCCTTCTTCGCGACTTTCTTCAGCGCCGGGTTCGCCTTCTTCGCAGCCGGCGACGCCTTACGCGCAGCGCTTGCGAGGATCGCCCCCGCGTTCTTCATCGGAATGCCTTCCTTGCTGGCGATCTTCGATTGCTCAGCAGCGAAGCCAGGATGCTTTTTGCCCATGATCAGACTCCAGATTGCGGCGAATAGAACACTTCGACGCCCGATGTATTGGCCGCGGCCAGCACCGTCGCGTCGTTGTCGGCAGGATTTAGCGTCACGGCGATCTGCAAGCCGTTCTTCATCGCGCACGTCTCGACACCCCAATCGATGCGCTGCGGCACGTTGGCCGGGATCATGAACGTCATCGTCGGAACATCGGTGCCCAAAACCGGCGCGCGGGCCAGATCGAACACTTTCAGGTAGCAGACGACCGTCGCCCATGCGACAAAGCCGTCAAGCCCGGTCGGCACGATCGAAAGGGAGTTCTGGTTCGTCGATGCAGCCGTGACCAGATGGAACTTCTTCAGCGAGCTAATTGCGGTTACGTTCAAGGCGCACCTCCAGAGACTCCAGAACCTGTACCGCCAGCGATCAGATCGGCCTGATTCGCCACGGCGATGAACCAGTCACGCAGAGCCTTCGCCTGCACGACATTGCTTGCTGCTGCGATTTGCGACAGCGCAACCGACACATCGCGACGGAAGCCGAAAGGATCAGATAGCGTTCCGGGCGCGGCGGCCAGTTCTGACCAGTGCGGATTCTTCTTTGTTGCAGGCATGGCAAACTCCTAGAGCGCGACTTTGATCGCATTACCGGCCGTGGTATCGATCCACAGCTCACCGGAACCGGCTACCGGCTGAACTGTTGGCAGTTGCGCCAGGACTTGCAGCAGCAGATTGAGCGATGTGCGCTGAGTCACGCTACCCGACGTCAGATAGATCGGTACGGAGTCCGAAAGGTTCGGCGTATCGTTAAACGGGAGATCGTTGATCGTCGCCATGTCAAAATCCGTTCACGTTGTTGTCGCCGTTCCACAGTTCCATGTCGGGATCGACATGCGAATCCGGGCCTGCATCGAGGCGCGGCGGCCGATTCACGTAGAACTGAACGCCGTCTGCCCATATTTGATTGCCTGATCCCACCGGCGTATTGGTGTTGCGCTGATACTGCGGAATCTTCTTGCCGAAGTACAGAATGTTGTCGCGCGACAGCTTGAGCTGCGCCACGGTGATCGACGACAGGTTCTTTCCGATGCTCGGCGCCGCGACGATTGCAGCCGTCAGAATGACCAGATTGACCAGGCCAGTCGGGATATTGACCATCGTCTCGGAGTTGGCGATTCCGGGCGTATCCGCGTAGACCCAGCCACGCACCCGCGCGCCTTTCGTCTCAAGCTCGGCCAGGTTCGCGTCGAGCCGATTGCAGATCCGCTCCATTTCCTCGGGCGGGAAATCGTACACCGCGCCGCTCAGCCCAAGCTCAGCGAGGCCGTTCTCGACGAAGAATGCCTTGGTCGCTTTCACGACTGTGCCACCGGCGCTTCAGGCTGCGGCTCCAGCTTGGCCTTCATTTCCTTCGCCGCCTTGGTCCGACCATCCAGCTTGGTCTGCTCTGCGGTGATCTGCGCCTGGAGAGTCTCGTTCTCCTTCTCCAGCACAGCCAGATCATGCGCTTCGAGCGCCTCAGCCGCGCTTTCGTACCAGCCTTCGGCCACGTGCGCAGGCGCTTCAGCCGTCTCGACGACCTTTTGACGCAGCTTCGACCAGACCAACTCACCCTCGGTCGTATGCAGAACGGACTTGAAAAGAGCTACGATCGACATGCCGACCTCGGAATTAGTTAGGATTCCACGGTATTTTATTACCGAAAGTGATATAACTCAACGCGTTTCGGACTTGACCACCTTCACCGTCACAGCCGGCGCACCTTCCTTACCGCCAATCTCCATGCTCACCGCGCTCAGATCAGGCAGGCTCTTGCGCAGCAACACCTCAATCGCCTTGAGCCGCCCCATTGGAATATCGTCTTTCGACTCACCAAGTGCATATTTTTGCAAGACATTTATCAGCTGACTTGCCTGAATTTTTAGGCGTACATCCTCCTGATGCGTCTTGCGAAGCCGAGCAGCCATTTCATCCTCCTTTGTCTAGCTCATTGACAACTTCCCCATACAGGATCTGCGACGCCGCGACAAGTTCCCTCGCCTCAGCCAGCGCCTGCTCTTTCCGGTCCACCGCGAGCAAAGCCGTCAGCCGGTCCAAGCGCTTCTTGACCTCGCCCAGCCATGCGCCGCTGTTGCACTCTTTCATGATCATTTCACTTCTCCTTGATTTGGAGCATTCCATCTAAACGTTCTCGCCCGATCGCTCTGCACGCGATCCCACAGCGCCTCGATCTGGTTCGCGTCGAGCTTCTTGAGGCCCCCGCGTTTTCCGCTTACCGACTGCACTTCGGGCGTCTCACAGTTCATGCGGTCGGGGCGGCCTGACATGGGTTTGTAGGGGTTGGTCATTTTTTCTCCGCGACATGAACTGCATACTTCTTCAAGTGTTTATGGCTATATTCGTAAGTTCTGGGCTCGTCGTCTCGGATGCGAGGATAGACCGGGGTGCCATCCACGTTTTCCAGCCTGCACTTTTTGTATCCATCGCGCGATTCCTCAACGATCACGAAATAGAATGGCGGCTTGCCGTATTGGTTGCCGCCTACCGATCGATCGCAATACCAACGTTGTCCAATGTCAAACTTGCTCATTCCGCCTCTCCCTTAACGCCGCGCCAGCGCTCCAGACTCGCCTCAGCCTGCTCGTCTGTCATCATGGCGATGGCTAGGCGCTCGTAGTGAGCGATGTCGAACTGACGACCGCATCCGCAGTCTGGGTATTTGTTGCATGGGCAAGAACATGGCGCTTGAGCGTGCGGCGTCTGCGTGGCATGCTGATACTGCCGCCCCTGAAAGAACGCCCACTTGGCCCATCGATGCATGTCTCGCTCAGCCATTGAACGGTTCTCAGATGGCAGCCCGTGGATATCGCAGAACACGCTGAAATCTCTCTCGAAGCGCGCCCACTGCTCTGCTGTCATGCGCTCGCGGGCGATTTGGAGGGATTTGGCGGGGTCGGAATAGTACATCAGGTCATGTCCTTTTCAATAGCGATATCAAACGCATCGTCAAGGTTAGGACCTGCGATCTTCATGAAAGCACGCGACGGGTCGTATCGGTGGTTTCCACCCATATCAAGAGAATATGTGCGCGTGTTAGCTTTCAACCATTGATACCGCTTTGCGGCAGCTTCAATAGTTTCAAATGCCGCCCATTGCGATTCGTCGAATGGGTAATCGCCGAAGTATTTACCCTCTACTATCTTGAATGCTTCTTCCAGCGTCATTTCTCTCTCCTCAACCCCAAAACAACCCAGCAGCCGCTAAACACGCAGCCATCGCGAGTACTATCAGTTCAGGTGCGGTGGTCATGATTGGTCGCCGATCGGCAACTGGTCGGTTAAAAGGTGGTCGGCTGTGCAACGCCGCGCGTCAGCGCCATCAGCCCGGTTTGCAAGTCAGTCGCGCCGATTGAAATCCACCGCTGATCCAGCGAGCCGCCATGTGCGCGCAATGCCTGCACGAGATCTCCGAGCTGCACGCCGATCGCTTTGATCTCGTTCATCATGTCTATTTCAGCCTGCGAAAGGTCGCGGTAGCCCTTGATATGCTTGTGTTGGTTATCCATTTCATTTCCTCCAGTGGTTAGACGGATTGACAGTCGCGCACAGCAGTGACTGCTACGGCCAATGCTGCCCAAGCATGCGAAGTGATGCCGTATAGCGGTCCCGGTTGCGCCTTGGTCCCGATCTGCGGTGTCTTCCCTCCGCCAGTAGCCGGAAACATGTCAAGCAGCGCTTGACGGATATTCGCGTCTTTGGCCTTGGGCGAGCCGCACAACTGCATCTTCACGTCGCGCCTATAGACGAGCTTGACACCGTCAGGCGTGTGCCATGCCTGCTGGAATCGGCCGATCCACACACAGGTCTCGAAAACCTCGCGGCCCACCGCCATCCCATAGCTAGCGATCATCTCGATGGCGAGCGTCGCGCCGTTGTCGGGCATCTTGTCCAGTGAGTCGAGCAAAGAAGCGTTGGACATCACGCCGGATCCTTCTACGCGCTCGCCGTCATAGAGGGCCCAGCCGCTCTCAGTAGTACCCGGATCAATTGCGAGTATCAGCATGTTTCCCTCACTAGGCCGCGCCACACATCCTGAGAATCGATGATTGGCGCAGCTAAGTTGTGCTCTTCCGACAGCACGAACCTGGTGCGATTCCACCAGTACCGCATGATGTCGTAGACGCTTCCATCCGCCCAGCGGCGCTCGACCTCATACCAACCTTCTCGGACTGGCATCATCGACATTGGCATCCAATCGGTTACGGTGTTTTTCACAGTTGCCTCCCCACGATGAACATAGCCAGCGCGATCGACTGCACCGCCCAAAACGTAAATTGCCGAAACGTGATGCGCCGGTCGTGCAGCACGATCGATAGCGCGGCCATGAGGAAGACGATAAGCACGGTTACGGTCATGCTGGGCTCCGTAGGCCGCGCCACGCGTGCACGTATTCACTGCGGAGCCATGCGCTTATGGGGACCATCGTGGCGTTCGCTGCAGTCGGCGAGTGGTATCCTTCATGCCATTTGCCGCCAGAAAACTTGCGGTATGCGGTCAAGCCATCGCGATACTGCGTCTGATATACGCCTTCCCGTACCGGCTTCACATCAGCCGGATACCACTCCGTCACCTCGGAGCGCGCGATAGTGGCGATCATGCTGGCTCCCCTCTCCCGATCGATCCGGCTGAGAACGTGTGCATATCAGAGCCAACAGCAATTGCATGCTCGATGCGCGCGCCTTTCGACTTTTCCCATCCCGGCAGAAGCACGATGGCCTCGCAGGTCAGCAGTTCCCGAATATCCATAACCATGCAATCAGTCCAATCGGCTTTCGGGTCAGGATTGACCTCAGCGGGATTGATGACTTCATGACCGAGTGCACGTAGGCGCGCAGTCTCGGCATTAAAAGCAGGGAAATTGAGTTCTTCGATACCCGTCATCGGGCCAGCAACGTAAATTTTCATCCCCTCACCCATTCATCCGTGAAATTACCCAAGCGAGCAGGTCGAGCTCGCTGCATTTAAGCTGCCGCAGGATTTGCCGGTCGCCGTGGATTCCCGTCCGTCCGCGGTGGTGTTCGGCACAGAGACCAATGGCGAGCCAGTGCGACGCACGCTGAGCCATGCCTTCGTCGACGCGCGGGTGATGGATCTCCGGCTGCACGTCAGCCACATCGAAGCCCAACAGATTGCAGGCGACGCATCCAAGGCGCGCGACTTTGCCTAGGTAGGCGGATTCAGCGCGAGTCATGCTGCCGCCCGGCCGAAAAATGCTTCAACTAGCGGATCGCGGCGCACGATCACCTGAGTCGGCTGCCGCGGCATTTCATCCTCGACCTTGACAATGGATACAGGAGCGGTTTTTTTCATCGCCTTCGGAAGAGCCGCTTTGTTTCGCTTGCCGAGTTGCGGTGCATCAGATTCGTTTCCGGCTGCCCAAAGGAAAGCCCGATTCGTGCGAGCGACCAGGACGCGTGCCTTAATGTGGATTCGCTTTTCCTTATGCATTGCGTCCAGCAACTCGCGAACGCTGCTCAGTTTCAGACCGAGCCGCTCGGTAATGTCCTTGGCGAACATAGGGCCGTTTTCTTCTAACAGCTTCAGCACGTCGTCAGCGCGGAATGGCAAGCGACCCTTGACGCGGATCTTCGACTTGTTCATCCGGCGTAGCCGGTGGTAGAGCGATTGCACCGTGCGGCCCGGGAAGTCTCCAAGGCGCTGTTCCAGCGGCGTGACCTGCTTCGAGTATTCGAGAAGGAGCGCCACCTCCTCTTTGGTCCATTTTTTCATGAGTTCCCCAACTTCTTGATGTGTTCGATCACCTTCTGCGCCGCGGTGCCGTCTTCCAGGTATTCGCCCTGCGGTTGCAGGTAACCTTCGATAACGTTGTGATGCTCGGCAATACCGACGAGGCGTGGCGTGAGCGGCCCGGCATCGCCGCGGACCTTGTAGCCGCGGTAACGGTTGACGAACTCATTGCGGACGAAAGGCCAGTCGTCTTCGGTCTTGTTGCACAGTTCGACCCAGCCGCCCATGTCGCGCAGCACGTGAGCGATCAGCGGATCTTCGAAGTCCACCGTCGCGTAAGGTCCAACGTGGCGAACCTTACGATCTACTGCCGTCCAGGCGACCAGCGCGGAATCCTGGGTCGACCCTTGCAGCATCTTCACGATGTCTGCGGGCTTCGGCATGAACTGACCCGAGTCCGGGTTCATCAGGTGCCGATTCATCGCGTCTGCAACCGCTTTGAAGTCGTAGGGCTTCATCGCTTCGGTCCAGACGCGGCCGGCGAACTCCGAAAAGTCCTGACGGTAGAACGCGTACACGTTCGAAACGAGTTCGTGCAACTTGCCTATGTCTTCCGATCTCATGTGCCGCTCCCATTCATTTCCGCCGTCAGCCTCATGGCGATTTCACGATTTCGCGCTTCGAGCGCCTCTTGCTTGTTCAGCACAGGACCACCGGTCTTGTAATTCGTCGCCCCGCTGAGGGACTGCTCGCGACGAACCCAGGTGCGCCATGTTGCTTCCCAATCAACCTTCCTTGCGTCCTGACCGCCTTTAGAAAGCCAATGATCGCGGAACTGCTCTGCAACGCTTCGAACCTTTTCGTGATTCCAGTCGGGTCTTTCACCGAGCGCCCAATCGCCCCACTTCAAAGGGAGTGCCCAATCAAGCGGCAGTCTCGACGCTCTTGTGCGATCCGACTGCGAAGCGGGAGGATGTTGCTTTTCGCCGCTCTCACCTTTCTTAACCACTAACGTTGCTTCTTTCTTCTCTTCTCTTCTCTTCTCTTCTCTGGTCCCGTTTTTGTCCGCTTCAGATGCGGACAAACGTTCTGCTCTTTTGCGGTCGCTGTCCTGCGCGCGACGCTTGGCTGATTGCCCGTTGTGAGTGTCGAACTCAGGTAGGACAAGGCCTTCGGAGTCCTGAGCGAGCCAGCCAACCATTTTCATGGCTGAAGAGAAACCGGGCCATCCAAGCATTTCATCGACAGTGTCTAGGTCGTAACCTTCAAGATGTCCGTCCGTCGAATGCGTATCGAACAGACACCAGACGGACATCAGTCCGCCTACTGTCCGAAGTCTGTCCGCTTTCAATGCGGACGTAATGCGGACAACTTTCGGATGTGTGAAGAGATCCGAGCGCATCTTGATCCAGTCACCGGCCATGTCGATTCCTAAAACAGCTTCCAGCATCCAATCACGCAGAGTCCTATCAGGCTCAACATCCAAATAGCCATGAAGTCGCTCATGCGGCTTTCCCCTGTAAGAGCTGCATGAGCAGCTTGTTCTTTTCGCGTTCCATCAGAAGTTCGGCCGCGGCCATTTCCGCCCGGCGCTCGGCTTCCGACTTCAGCATCACAAGGCCATAGCCTCGCGAATGGGCCCACCAGATCAACGGCGACTCGTTACCGCACATCGTGCAGAGGTCGTTGAGCTTGTTCAGGGGGAAATGAGCATCCCCTTTCATGATTCGCGTCCAGTGACCGGCATCGATTCCGAGAGACAAATAGATCTCTTTGTCGTCCAGGCCAGACAGCTGGACACACAGCGCAACTGCGCCAGAAAGGGACGGTTGCTTAAGGACTAATTCGAGTGGAACGTCCATCAGATCAGCCTTTCGCGCAAGCGCGAGTTCCGGTTGGTCTACCGTCGTTAAATTGTTTGACCGCACTTGACTACCCCCTACAACCCGAAAAAAGCGAGACTGCGGTCTCGCTAAATAACAACTTATAAGTTTATGAATTCTTCTTCAGCAGTCCTACGCAACCATCTTCGCCAGCTTCTCGCGACCACTCGTTCCAGCTGGGGGCTGAGTGTCATCGGATGCGGCAGCAGCATCGACGCCGTCGCCCCAGATGTCCGGGCGCAGCTCGCCAAGAGTGAAGCGGGAGTCATGCGCGACGATGCGCAGGCACAGTGCCGGGCCCGGTTGGCGCTTGCCAATGGAGCAGTTGTAGAGGTAGTTCACCTTCGCATTCACAGCTTCAGCGAATGCCTCGCGCTCGGCAGGCCGGGTGATGAGGAAGTAGGTGCGAAGGTTCATGTCTATACCGGAGTGGTTGATGTCTTACGCTTCATCATATACCACAATGGTTTATGCATGCAAACCTTTTTGGATGTTTATCAAAAAGATCAAAGCGGGTACGCTTCCTCGGTATGAAAACATCCAAAGAAATGCGTCTTGAGAACGCACGCGCACTTGCTGACTCGCCGGCCGAGTTCGCGCGGTGCCTTGGGATGTCCAACCAGCAGGCGAATGCGCTGATCGGGCCTAACCCGGTCCGCGGCATTGGGGATGAGAAAGCGCGAGAAATTGAAGAGGCTTTCGGGCGTGAAGTTGGGTGGCTCGATCACGACCACACCGTAGATATTTCCGATGCCTCAAATAGTGGTCAATACAACGCTCTGAGCGGCGAAGCGCGCGCGCTGATTGAGTGTGTCAGGCACCTGGATGGACTTGGCGACCTGGCCCGCAAAACTTTCATACTCCATACGGGTTTACTCCAGGTTTCTTCAGCATTCTCCGAATTGCAGACTGGCTCCGCTCGATCGCAGATGCTGGCCGAAGCCGAACGCCTGCTTGTTTCGAGCCTCGAAATTCCGGGGGTCCCCAATGAGAGAATGCCTAAGAAGCAATGACGTAATTGACCTAGCAGCTTATCGACAGAGAGCTGTTAAACAACCGCTGAACGAACCAAAACCCGTCGTACCGCTCGAACGCCTGCTTGATGAAGTCTCGTACCATCTGCTCATGGCCGTTCGTGCCATAGCTGCTCACACAGCCAAGTAATCAGCCTGCTTTCCCGAAGCCCGCCGCGTGCGGGCTTTTTTCATTTCCCGCACAAATTCACACCTATCAATTCTCGTAGGCGATAGAAATCTATTTGCTCTATCGCAAACCATTCTGGTTGACTGTCTAAACCACTTTGGTCTATTATTCTACTCATCAGCACGACACACCGATGAGGTCCGCCATGTCCCAAGACGCATCCGATCTCGTAGAGCTTCAGCGCCTCGCGCAAGGTGGCGCCGGTGCTTTGACGGAACACCTTCTCAAAGAGTACGCAGCTCGGCTGATAGCTGAAGGCTGCCGCGACGAACGCGAAGGAGGCTGACATGAACGCACTCGACGCATGGCGTGCCAGGCCGATGGTAGTCCGCACTTTAGTGCTCTGCGATAAGTGCGCGACGTTGAAGGATGACGTTGAGAAGCGCTCGAACTACTGGCCTCACGTCCGCGAAACGATGTGCTGCGCGCCCTGCTTTGCGCGCCTCATCGCCGAAGCGCAGGGCCTGATTCCGATTGATTGCTGAGGAACGAGATGAATTTAAACGTCTATCAAATGCGTGTGATTCTCACCGACATCCGGTTCTATGACTACGAGTTCCATATCCATGAAGATTCCGACTTCGGATATCTGCAGGCAACGTACATCGAGCCCGATATCGTCACCGGGAAGCCCGAGCGTCAGCACACACGCAAATGGAAGCTCTCCGGACATATGACGAAAAGCGAATTTGTGCAGACGGCGTTCAAGTGCTGCATCACGTCGATGGAGCATCGAACACGTGAGCACTTTCGCTACCGAAACGCGGCCGTGTTCGGCCCGCATTACGACGTAGATACGCTCGTCGAATTGTGCAAAGCACGAGCATTCGATTATCGCGAGGTAGCCTGAAATGAGCGCTATTCCTTTGGTCATCAACAAGACCATGAAGTACGGCGACTGGATGTTCGACCGCGAGCTCGAAGCTGCTGACAACGCCGCCTGCGTGCAGTACGACCGCCGCGAGGAAATAGCTAGCGCTGCGACCTTCGCCGACGTGATCGAAGAAATGGCGAGCTTTAGCGATGCGCGCGCCGAGGAGTTCATGAGCGCACTGCGTCGCGGCATGCAGCCCGGCAAGAACACGATGTTTGTGCTGATCGACCAAGCTTACGAGCGTGTGATCGACGAGCGGATGAAGGAGGCGTGATGACCGAAAACTTCGACTTCGTCTATCAGGACAGAAAGGTCATGGCGCCATACGACATTCGCCGCGGGTTCGTGCATGCAGATGTGGAAACGCTCGACGCGCCGAACTTCCTGCCGGCAGGTTCGACCGAAGCGCGCACGGAATTCCACGTGACCAGTTTCACGTTTCGGGGAGCATGACATGTCCGGCAAAGCACTTAAGGCATGCGCCGACTATGCGCGCCTCAATGCTGAAATCAAAGAGCTTACGAAGCTGATATCGGGTGCTCTTCGTTACTGCAAAGGCGTTCGCGGAACTTGTGGTGTTGCTGAGGACGGCATGCAGTACGGCGAACACGACGACGTGACGCATCTTAAAGACGCGTTCACACCAGATAAGAACGACGAAGGTTATGCACTATTCATGACCGACTCGGAAATTCGCGAATACCTATACGAGAACTGCGCCTGCTGCCTAAAGGCATATGAATTCGTGCTTGAACGTAAAGCGGCCAAGAAATCGTTCGGCGTGGTGAAGCGTGCGATTGGTGCTATCGGGCGCGCAGAGAACAAAAGAGGTGCTTGATGATGACCACAATGTTTCGCCGCAGACAATGGCGCGACAAGCTAGAGCGCCCGGCAACGATGGAAGAACTGCACATGTCGAACCAATACGTTGCCGTTCTCTGCGTGCTGGCCGGGATAGGTACGGCGCTCATCATCCTGCTGCTTCTGCTCGGTCAACCTTTTTTCGACGCTATTTTCGGAGGAAGCCATGTTTGATGCGTACACAGAGCAACGCCAGAAGATGCTCCGCGATTGGGCCGAGTACGTCGATTCGATCGAAGAGCGCACCGAGCGCGCGAAGGAACAGTTGGGCGAGCGATACCTGCTCCACCCAAGTAACCGCGTGCAGCGCCGAGTTAAGCCGTACGGGAGCATTCGGTGATGGAACACGACGACGGACCCGATTGGTGGATGCAAGAGCAACTTCTCGAAGAACTCGCTTGGTACGAACAGAAAAACGGAGCAACAAATGGAAACGCAAAAGACAGGCCTTCAGAAACTGCGCGAGCCTTTTCCTCCGCATCAGATCAGCACGCTTCCGAAGCCCTACAAAAAGGATTCGCCGAAGAGTAAATGCAACATCTGCGGCGGCTTTCACGGACAGCCTGCTGTTCACCTGGATTATGTCGGACACGCTGCTCTGACCGATCGGCTGCTCGACTGTGACGAAAACTGGACATGGGAGCCTGTCGCCTTCGGTGCTGACGGTTTGCCCTTGCTCGACCAGTTCGGCGGCATGTGGATTCGCCTGACGGTCTGCGGCGTGACGCGCCTGGGATACGGCGACGCCCAAGGCAAGACCGGACCCGACGCCATGAAGGAACGGATCGGCGATGCGCTGAGGAACGCTGCAATGCGCTTCGGCGCGGCTCTCGACCTCTGGCACAAGGGCGATTTGCACAAGGATGATGATGCCCCCGTCTCAGATGATCAGCCTGAAGAGATCACTAAAAAGGATATCGACGGGTTCATTTCCGATATCACCAAGTGTCAGACCATCGAGGCACTGCAAGGGAAAGGCGACGAGATTGGCGCCAAGCCTCTTTCAGAGGAACAGCGGAAGGAGATCGCTGCTGCGTACACCAAGCGCAAGCGCGAACTCAAGAAACAACTTGAGGCTATGAAGCCAGCTGAAGAGTTGGCCGACGAAGACATTCCTTATTGAGGTCACCATGAACAACCTTTCTCTCTACAGCCTGTCATCGCAAGTCGAGCAGATCCTGAGCAGCCCGGATGCTATCGACCCAGAGACGGGCGAACTGTCCGAAGCATTGGTTGAAGCGCTCGCCATG